TCTGGGCGGCGGTCGGTTGTGGGGGGGCGGGCTTGGTGGTCTTGGTCTTGGGGGTGTTCTTCTTCATACTGGTACCTCTCGTTGTTTGGGGTGCGTGGTGTCTCGGGTAAACAAAGAAGCCCGCATTTCGCGGGCTTCAGGTCGTTGGCTTGGTGTTGTTCTTGCGTTCCCAACTCGTTGTGTCCTTGGGTTGGCCGACCGCCCGGAGGTAGTCGACCAACTCTTCGGCGGTCCAGGTGTCGCCGTCGATCGCGTCGTGCTCGTCGGGGGCGTCGTCACGCTCGCGGTCGATCTCAAAGAGCCGGAAGCCGCCCAGCGCTCCGGGGCGCGGTCCCCAGTGCCCGTCGAGGTGGCGGCCGCGTCCGGCGGGGACCGTCGCGATGTTCCAGGTGCGGCCGTCGGGCGTGTGGATCTCGATCGCGGGGATGTTGAACCCGCTCTTGGCGAGGGTCTTGGCGAGGTCGAGCGTGGTCTTTGTGGTCGCGTTCATGTTCGTGGTCTCCGTCGCGTGCGGGGGGTGCGTTGTTCCCGCTTGCGTATGACACACATTGGCCGGCTGATGGGGAACAAGCAAGGCGTTCGGCCTGCAATTTTCGATAATTCTGAGACATGTGGGCAACTGGGTCCGCGATGTGGGCAAGTTCGGGGGGGAGGTCCGCGATGACTCCCGAACACGCGCCTAGTTCCGGGCCGGCGGCGGCCGGACAGGGAATGTCCCGGCTTAACCCGGCGGCGCTGCCGGTGGCGGACGCCGCCCGCGTGCTCACCCGGCTTGGCGGCACGCCCGTGACCGAAGCGATGCTCCGCGCCGACATCGATGCGGGCGCGCCGACAAACGCCGACGGCAGCGTCAACCTCGTGCACTACGCCGCGTGGCTTGTGAAGGAGATGTCTGTGGGGGGTGCAGGTGGCGATTGACCCGCGCAAACTCAAGCCCGGTGAACTCGCGCGGCTGCTCAACAGCACGACGCTGGGCGAGGTGATCAGCGAGCGGCAGCTTCACCGGCATCGCACGCGCGCCGGGTTCCGCGTCGCGGCCGACGGCGATGCGGGCAAGGTTGATCTGTTCCGATACGTGGCGTGGCTGGCGACCACGCGGCACGAGGCGATCGCCGATGCTGCCAATGCGCCCGAAGGTCTGACCGGTTACGACGCGATGAAGGAGCGTGCCCGGCTCCGCAACGCGATGCTGTCGCTGTCGGGACGGGACATTGGTGATCTGCCACCAATCGCGGACGCGGCGAGGAGGGAGAGGGCTGCCCGCGACTTCCGGTACTTCTGCGAGGCGTACTTCCCGCAGACGTTTCACCTCAAGTGGTCGGACGACCATCTGAAGGTCATCGCCAAGATCGAACAGGCGGTGCTCGAGGGCGGGCTGTTTGCGATGGCGATGCCGCGCGGCTCGGGCAAAACCTCGCTCTGCGAGATCGCGTGTCTGTGGGCGCTGGTGTACGGGCACCGGGAGTTCGTTGCCCTCGTGGGGTCGGACGAAGAGCACGCGGCCGGGATGCTCGATTCGATCAAGGCGGAGCTGGAGAACAGCGAGATCCTCGGCGGCGACTTCCCAGAGGTCTGCCATCCGATCCGTTCGCTCGAGGGCATCCACCAGCGGGCCTCGGGGCAGCTCTACCAAGGCAAGCAGACCCACATCGGCTGGACCGCCCGGGAGATCGTGCTGCCCACGATTCCGGGCTCCGCGGCATCGGGCGCGATCATCCGTGTCGCGGGGATCACGGGCCGCATCCGTGGCATGAAGCACAAGCGTGTCGACGGCGTGAGCGTCCGCCCGTCGCTCGTACTGATCGACGACCCGCAGACCGACGAGAGCGCCCGCTCGCCGTCCCAGTGCGCCAACCGCGAGCGCATCCTTGCGGGCGCGATCCTGGGCCTGGCGGGCCCGGGACGGAAGATTGCTGGGTTGATGACGCTGACGGTGGTCCGCCCCGATGATCTGGCCGACCGCATCCTCGACCGCGACAAGCACCCGCAATGGCAGGGCGAGCGGACCAAGATGGTCTATTCGTTCCCCAAGAACGAGAAGCTCTGGGCCGAGTACGCCCGCGTGCGGGCCGAGGGGCTTCGCGCCGATCGCGGGAACGCTGATGCCACGGCGTTCTACGGCAAGCACCGGACGGCGATGGATGAGGGGGCGGTCATCGCCTGGCCGGAGCGGTTCAACCACGACGAGTTGTCGGCGGTGCAGCACGCCATGAACCTTCGGCTGCAGAACGAGGCCGCATTCTTTGCCGAGTACCAGAACGAACCGCTCCCCGAGGTCGAGGTGGCTGACGATCTGCTCAGCGCCGACCAGATCGCGTCCAAGGTGAACGGGCACGCCCGCGGGCTTGTCCCACTCGGGTGCTCACACCTGACGATGTTCGTGGACGTGCAGGGCAAGGCACTGTTCTACCTCGTTGCCGCCTGGGAAGACGACTTCACGGGGCACATCATCGACTATGGCACCGAGCCGGACCAGAAGCAGGCGTACTTCACGCTTCGGGATGTGCGCCGGACGCTTGGTGCCGCTTCGCCACGCGCCGGCGTTGAAGGCGCGATCTACGGCGGCCTGGAGCGTCTCATCGAGGCGACGGTTGCTCGCGAGTGGCGGCGCGACGACGGCGCGATGGTTCGGATCGATCGATGCCTGATCGACGCCAACTGGGGCTCGTCCACGGATGTGGTCTACCAGTTCTGTCGTCAGAGCCCGCACACCAGCGTGCTGACGCCGAGCCACGGACGCTATGTCGGCGCGAGCAGCCTCCCGTTCAGCGATTACAAGCGGAAGCGCGGCGAGCGGGTCGGGCTGAACTGGCGCGTGCCGATTGTGACCGGAAAGCGGGCGGTGCGGCACGTCCTATTCGATACCAACTACTGGAAGAGCTTTGTGCACGCGCGTCTCGCGGTGCCCATGGGCGATCCCGGAGGTCTCTCGTTGTTCGGCCAGAAACCCGAGCCACACCGCCTGCTGTCGGAACACCTCACCAGCGAGTACCGGGTGCGGACGGAGGGCCGGGGCCGCACCGTGGACGAGTGGAAGCTCCGCGTCGAAGGGCTCGACAACCACTGGCTGGACGGCCTGGTTGGCTGCGCGGTCGCCGCATCCATGCAGGGCGCGGTGCTCTTCGGGACTGACCACAAGGTCGCGGTGCGTCCCCGGATCAAGCTCTCGGCGCTGCGCGGGAGGACATCGTGACGCCATCCCCCAAACCGAAGCCCAGTCCTACGCCGCGCCCGAAGGGCATCTGCTGTCCCACGTGCGGATGCTGTCACTTCGAGGTGCTCTACACCCGGGCTGCGCCGAGTGGAGCCGTACGCCGTCGCCGCGCTTGTCGTCATTGCGGTCGTCGGATCACGACGATCGAGCGCTCGATCGCATGACCGGGTTCTACGGGTAGACCATCTCCACATCTTCGGTCATACACGCGCGACAGGATTGCAGGCGCGGCAGAGGGGTATTCGTGTGCCCCAGACCCCTTCGAGCGATGACGAAGCCCTACGCGAGGCTGCCCAACAGCCCGCCAAGGCGTCCGTGGATGGTCAGTCTGTCGAGCAGCACCCGCTGAAGGACCAGATCGAGGCCGACCGCTACCTCGCGTCCAAGGACGCCGCGAGGAAGCCCGGCCTCGGCATCAAGTTCGCCAAGATCGTCCCGCCCGGCTCCGTCTGACCCGATCCCACGCCCATGCTGAAAGCCCTCGCCAACATCATGAGCCGGATCGCTCCCCATCGCGGGACGTCCACCGTCTCTCCCTCCCCGGCGGCGTCGGATGCTCCGCACGGAAGTGGAGCACGCGGCGGCCGTCGTTTGGTCGTCGCCAAGTTCGACTCGGCCAAGACCACGCCGGAGAATCGCAAGCACTGGGCCAACGCCGACGGTCTGTCGCCCAACGCTGCCATCAACCCCGAGGTCCGGCGCGTCCTCCGCAACCGCGCCCGATACGAGGTCGCCAACAACTCGTATGCCAAGGGCATCGTCCTCACGCTCGCCAACGACACCATCGGCACCGGTCCCCGGCTGCAGATGCTGACCGACGATGCCGAGGCCAACGCCCGCATCGAGGACGCGTTCGAGCAGTGGTCGCGGGCCGTGGACCTCCCCGGAAAGCTCCGCACCATGCGACTGGCCCGGGCAGAGAGTGGCGAGGCGTTCGCGCTTCTGATCAACAACCCCGGCCTCGCGTCGGCGGGCTCGACCGTATCACTTGATCTCAAGCTCATCGAGGCCGACCAGGTCTGCACGCCCCTGCTCCGGCGCGGGCGCAACGACGAGATCGACGGCATCGCGCTTGACGCGTGGGGTAACCCCTCCGCGTACCGAGTGCTCAAGCGTCACCCCGGTGACAGCAGCGTGTTGTGGGGGGGCCGCACGCCGATCGACGACCTCACGGCCTATGACACGTTCCCCGCCTCGTCGGTCGTGCACTACTTCCGGCCGGACCGGCCTGGCCAACTCCGCGGTATCCCTGACATCACGCCCGCGCTCCCGCTGTTCGCGCAGCTCCGCCGATACACGCTGGCGACGATCGCGGCCGCCGAGACCGCCGCCAACTTCGCTGCCGTCATCTACACCGACAGTCCGGCCAACGGCGAGGCCGACCCGCTTGAGCCGATGGACGAAGTCGAACTTGAGCAGCGTTTGGCAACCGTCCTTCCCGGTGGCTGGAAGCTCGGCCAGGTCCATGCCGAGCAGCCGACGACCACGTTCGGCGAGTTCAAGCGCGAGATCCTCAACGAGATCGCCCGCTGCCTGAACATGCCGTTCAACGTTGCGGCTGGCAACTCTTCGGGTTACAACTACGCCAGCGGTCGCCTCGACCACCAGGTGTACTACAAGAGCATCCGCGTCGAGCAGCACCACCTGCAGCTCGCCGTGCTCGATCGCATCCTGAAGGCGTGGTTGAACGAGGCGGTGCTTGTCGAAGGGCTGCTCCCGCAATCCCTGCGGACCATCGCCGCCACCTTGCCCGAGCACGCGTGGTTCTGGGATGGCGTCGAGCATGTTGATCCCGCCAAAGAGGCCAACGCCCAGGCCACGCGACTGGCCAACCACACGACCACGCTCGCAGCGGAGTTTGCCCGGCAAGGCCGCGACTGGGAGCAGGAACTCCGCCAGCGGGCCAAAGAACTCACGCTCATGAACGAACTCGGCCTCGCGCTCGCAACCGCACCGGCCGCCGCTCCGGCTGCGAACGCCCCCGCCGAAGATCCCGCAGACCAAGTTGATGAGGAGACCGCCAGTGCCAGCCACCGCTGACAAGACCAAGACGATCCCAGCCCTCACGCTCACTGCAACCGCCGACATCACCGTCGCCGCCGCTGCCGACGGCCAGAGCGCTCCGCTGCCACGCTTCAAGATGGTCGCGTACACCGGCGGCGCGATGCGCGTCGCGGGTTGGCGACACCCGGTGGTGATCGATCTCGCGGGCTTGGCGGTGCCGTCACAGGCTCGCCCCATCCGCTTCGGGCACGACCCGCTCTCGGGCGTCGGCCACACCGATTCGATCCGCGTCGAGGCCGGGCAGCTCGTGGCGACGGGCGTGATCTCCCGTGACACGAGCGCCGCCAAGGAAGTCGTCGCATCCTCGCGGAACGGCTTCCCCTGGCAGGCCTCCGTCGGCGCGAGCGTCGAGGAGTTCGAGTTCATCAAGGACAACCAGAAAGCGACGGTCAACGGCCAGGAACTCACCGGCCCGGTCAACGTCGTCCGCAAGGCCACGCTCGGCGAGATCAGTTTCGTGGATCTCGGCGCAGACGGCCGCACCAGCGCGAGCATCGCCGCGCGTCAGAACAAGGAGCCCAGCGTCATGGCCGACGACCCCACGACTTCCAATCCCACCCCGTCCTCAATCATCGCCACCGAGCAGACGCCCGAGCAGGTTCGCGCGGCGGCGCTCGCTGAGACCGCACGCATCGCAGCCGTTCGCAAGGTCTGCGGCGGCAAGCACAGCGAGATCGAAGCCCAGGCCATCCGCGACAACTGGGATGCCACGCGCACCGAACTCGAGGTCCTGCGTGCCAGCCGACCCAAGGCTCCGGCCATCCACGCTCCGGATAGCAGCGTGACGAGCGAAGTCCTTGAAGCGGCCTGCTTTCAGAGCGCCAAGCTCGAGGGCATCGAGAAGGTCTGCTCCACGCAGGCAATCGAGATCGCCGCCAAGCGGTTCCAGGGCGGGCTGGGCCTGCAGGAACTCCTGTTCGAAGCCGCGATCGCCAACGGCTACACCGGCCGCACGTTCCGCGACAGCCGCCGCGTGCTCGAGGCCGCGTTCGGCCGGGGCATCGAGGCGGGCATGACCACCATCGACGTCGGCGGCATCCTCTCCAACGTCGCCAACAAGTTCCTGCTGGAGGGCTTCTTCAGCGTCGAGCGCGTGTGGCGGAGCATCTGCGCCGTCCGCAACGTCAGCGACTTCAAGACCGTCACCAGCTACCGCCTGGTCGGCAAGGACCAGTACGAGCAGGTCGCCCCCGGCGGCGAGCTCAAGCAGGGCACGCTGGGCGAGGAGACCTACACCAACAAGGCCGACACCTACGGCCTGATGCTCTCGATCGATCGCCCCCCCCACGCGACATCATCAACGACGACCTCGGCGCGATCACCACGGTGCCCCGCAAGCTCGGCCGTGGCTGGGGGCTCGGGCCTGAAGATCAACGACGTCTTCTGGACGGCGTTCATGAACAACGCGGCGTTCTTCAGCGTGGGGGGCGGCAACAAGAACTTCGTCTCGGGCGCGGACTCGGCGCTCGGCATCGACGGCCTCACCAAGGGCGAGGTCGCCTTCATGGACCTCGTGGATTCCGACGGCAAGCCCACCGGCGTGATGCCCGCGATCCTGCTGGTGCCGACGGCGCTCTCGGCGATGGGCACGCAGCTCTACAAGAGCGTCGAGCTCCGGGACACGACCGCGAACACCAAGTTCCCCGTCGCCAACCCGCACCAGGGCAAGTTCCGCATCGAGGTCAGCCGCTACCTCTCCAACGCCCTCTACACCGGCAACTCGGCCAAGGCGTGGTACCTCCTCGCCGACCCCAGCGACCTGCCGGTCATCGAGATGGCGTTCCTCAACGGCCAAGAAGCCCCGACCGTCGAGACCTCGGACGCGGACTTCAACATGCTCGGCATCCGGATGCGTGGGTACCACGACTTCGGCGTCAACCTGCAGGACCCGCGCGGCGGCGTGAAGAGCAAGGGCGAGGTGTAAGCCATGCCCGTGCAGGGAAGCACAGGCGCTGGGGGGCTCGGCGGCGAGCTCCCCAGCGAACTCGGAAGCGGCATCGATCAGCAATCGGGCATCGACACCGATGGCCCACCAACAGATGGAGGTTCAGGAATGGCTTCAGGACCAGCAAAGTTCGTTCAGGAAGGCGGCTCGATCGACTACACCCCCGGCGCAGACGTGCTCGTCGGCGCGGTGGTGGTGCAGGCCGACCTCATCGGTGTCACGCAGGCACCGATCAAGGCGGGCCAGTTGGGATCGATCGCCGTCACCGGCATCTTCGACTTCAACAAGGCGGTCGGCGCTGGCAGCGCCATCCCCGCGGGCACGCTGACGTACTGGGATGCGGCCGCCCAGAATGCCACCAAGAACGCGGCCGCCGGCGCGAACAAGCTGATCGGCAAGGCGGTGAAGGCCACCGTCGACGCCGACACGATTGTCCGCGTCCGGCTGCAGCAATAACCCCCCAAGGAGCACCTGTGGGCGACCTGCTCGATCGCGGCGCGGCCTTCCTCGATGCCCAGCGTCACCAGCATCTCTCCCGCCCGGTCCTCTACCGGCGTGGCACGGACGAGAAAGAAGTCCAGGTCACCATCGGCAAGACCGAGTTCGAGCAGGCGGATGACGCGGGCCTCATCCACCGAGTGGAGTCGCGTGACTTCCTCGTGCGAACGGGAGACCTCGATCTGGGCGCTGGCCCGATCCTCCCGCGTGCGGGTGATCAGGTGCGAGAGACGGTTGGGACGGCAGTGTTCGTGTTCGAGGTCAATGCGCCGGGCGGCCAGCCGCCGTTCCGGTACAGCGACCCGTACCGCAGGGTTCTTCGGATTCACACCAAGCACATCGCAACGGAGTAACGATGGCAGAAGGCAACGGACAGAACGGCAGTGCTCGGTGGGCCGGCGTGGTCGTCACGATCGTGCTCGCGGCGGGCGCGATGACCATCCAGTGGGGCGTGGTGACCACCAAGCTCCAGCAGGTCGAGAAGCGGCTCGACGAGTTCATCGGCGAGGCCCGGAGCATCCGCGCGCAGTACGCCGAGATGGAACGCAAGATCTGGTTCCTCGAAGGGAAGCTCCACGGGCTGACGAGCAACTCACCACGCCAGGCCGTGCCACCGATGGGCTCGCCTGTCATTGGGGGTGGGCCTTGAGCACGATCGCCGCCCTTGCCGACGCCGTCGCTGCGCACATCAACGCCGGCACCTTCTCGCAGTCGCTCACGGCTGCGCGGATGTTCCAGCCAGCCTTCACGCTGGAAGACCTCAAGGACCTGCGGGTCTCGGTGGTTCCCCGGACGGTGCAGATGTCGCCGGTGACGCGGGACAGCCTGGCCGTCGAGTACGTCGTGGATGTGGGCGTGCAGAAGAAGCTGCCAGCTGACAACGCCGACGCGGCGATCGACGAACTGCTCGTGCTCGTGGAAGCGATCGCGGATCACCTGCGCTTCCAGCGGCTGGAGGGTTTTCCCGACTCCGCGTGGGTCGGGATCAGCAACGAGCCGGTGGTGTCGAGTGAGGCGCTCGAGCAGCACCGGGTGTTCACGAGCGTTCTGAGTGTGACGTATCGAGAACGGAGGTAGCCGTGCGGAATGACATCATCTTCAAGTTCAATCTCGACGCAGGCGACAAGCCGCTGTCAGCAACGAATCTCGTGGCGACGTTCACGCTCACGGCCTCGCACAAGAACACGCAGGATGTGCAGTTGTCCGACGGCAAGACCGATCCCATCGAGATCCCCCCGGGCACGCAGTACTACTTCGAGCGGGTGAACCTGGCGGACCTGTTGGTCAAGGGCAAGGGCGGCGAGACGGTCTACGTGGTCGGCCACAGCGCCGAGTCAAAAGGAGTCAGCGATGGCAATCAAGCTCGGCATGGAGGCCGTCCTCAAGTACAAGGTCGGCGCAGCAACCTGGACGGAACTCAAGAATGTCAAGGACCTGACGCTCAAACTCGAGGCCGGCGAGGCGGACGTGACCACCCGCGCCAACAGCGGCTGGCGTGCGACCGTCGCCACGCTCAAGGAAGCGAGCGTCGAGTTTGAGATGGTCTGGGACACCGGCGACGCCGGGTTCACCGCCATCAAGAACGCCTTCTTCAACAACTCGGCCATCGGGATGCAGATCCTCGACGGTGCGAGCGGGCAGGGGCTGCAAGCGGACTTCTCGATCACCAACTTCAGCCGCAGCGAGGCGCTCGAAGAGGCCATCACTGTGTCGGTGACGGCCAAGGTGACCTATTCGGCCACGGCCCCGACGTGGCTGCCGGGCACCTGAGCTCGCGTGATCGGTCGTTCGGTTGGATCGCGGTTCCCACTTCACGGAGGTATCGATGCGGCAGTTCAAGGACAACAGCGGACGGGCATGGACAGTCGAGATCAACGTCGCCACGCTCAAGCGCGTGCGCGGGCTTACCGGCGTCGACCTGATGCAGGTCATCGGAGGGACGCTCATCGAGAAACTCATCCGCGATCCGGTGCTCCTGTGCGACGTGGTCTACGCGGTCTGCAAGCCCGAGGCCGACGCCGCCACCCCCCGGGTCTCCGACGAGGAGTTCGGCAAGGCGATGGCGGGCGACGCCATCGATGCGGCCACGAGCGCCCTGCTGGACGAACTCATCAGTTTCTGCCCGAGCCCGAGGGACCGGGCCAACCTCGGGCGGGTGCTCCAGGCCACCAACCGGGTTCTGGACAAGGCCCGCGACCTGGCGGAGAAGCGGATCGCGACGCTGACCAGCGAGGGGGAACTGGACAAGCTGGTCTGCCGAGTGCTGTTCGAGGGGGCGATGCCTGGAAACTCCTCTACCAGTGCGCCGGAGCCGTCGGCGTCGACCCCGCCCTCCTGACCTTCCGCGAGCTGATGGACATGCTCGAAGGGCGGCAGCGCCACGACTGGTCCATCGCCGCCTCGCTCATGTCCGTCGTCGCCAACTTGCACCGCGACCCCAAACGCTCCCGCTCGCTCAAGCCCTCCGACTTTGACCCATTCGCCGTAAAGAAGCCGGTGCCCAAGGTGCCCGTCACCGTGCTCAAGGACGTGTTCATCAACGGGCAGATGCCCTCGGACCTCAACCACTTTTAAGGAGTTCTGAATATGAAGTCATGGAAGACCACGCTCGCAGGGATCGCCTCCATCGTCGCCGCCGTCGCCACGGCGGTCTCGGCCCAGTTCGACAACGACCCCGCCACGGTGCCCGACTGGACGATGGTGATCGCGATGATCACCGCCGGCGTCGGGCTGGTGCTCGCCCGCGACAACGACAAGTCCAGCGAGCAGGTCGGCGCTGGAAAGTAATCCCCACACCCACCACCCCCACACACCATGCAATGGATCGCACAAATCGTGGCAGCACTCGTGGTCGGCCTGCTCAAGTGGCTGGAGAACCGTCATGTCCAATCGAAGAACGCTCTCGAAGCTCGCCGTAATGCTGACACTCTCTCTCGCATCGGCGACCGGGTGCGCACCTGGGAGGACCGTGCTCGTGGCGGACGACAGCCCGCTGCGGATCGGGCCGGGGATGATCGGGCGGGTCTACCGCCTGGTGGGTGAGCCGCCCACATGGGTCCTTGGCGACGACACTGTCACGCTCCCCGAGGGGTGGTACTGCGTCCCGCCGAGGTTCGTGAGGCCGGAGGACTTCGGCACGGGCGGGAGCGGGCCAGCGCTGGTTGTTCCTCATGGAAGCCGCTTGCGTTCTTCCGGCGACAGGTCG